CGCTTGATTGATCCGGCAAGGTGGCCAGCAGGAACTTTACAAAGGATTTCCAGGTGTGGCCTGCAGGCAGCTTGAAAGATTTGTAATCAAGCTGCTTGCCGTAGGTGGCCATAAAGTTTGCACCGCCGACCCTGGCACAAAGCCTTGCCCAGACCTGCGGGTCGATCACGCGATACATGGCAAGGCTGGATTTGGACTCTGACATAAACGGCGAGGCAACCCGCATCTTTTTGATGGGGATGCCAGCCATGTAAAACACGTCATAAAGGTTGTTGTAATCCCATCCAAACTTGGCGTTAGCGGTCCAGATGTCCTCTGTGCGCCAGTCATAGATCGGATAGCAGTTGTAAGTATGCGCCGTGTTTTTCTTGGTCCACATGCGACCGAGCATGGTTTCCTTGTCTTGGTTCAGGATTGCCCTGAACCGGTTCAGCGATTCGACGGTGCGAATGCCAATCAGGTTTGCGCATGGCTGGCCTTGGCTGTACCACTCTGCGAACATATCCCAGAAAGTGGCATAGTCCATGTTTTCGATGAACAGGTCGCCAAAGGGATGATTCTGCAGGTTGACGATGTAATCCTGCTGCGACATAGGTCGGATCCAGCGGTGGCGGTCGGCCTCGCCCCAGCACTGCCAGTCGATCTCGTAGGACGAGACGGTACAAGGCAGCGTGATGGGCAAACAGCACCAATAGATGTCAAGGATGTCCCGGTTGGCTTGGAGAATGCGATGCATGAACTCCTCGCTATGTGTGTAGTTGGCCTCGTTGTCCATAATCTGAACGCCGATTTTAATCGGCAGCTTGCGTTCTCGCACGTAGTCGCAAACGAGATTCAAGAGAACACCGCTGTCCTTGCCACCAGAGAAGGAGACGTACACACGGGTGAAATGCTGAAAGATGAAGTCGAGCCGCTCGATAGCGGCGTCGTAAACATTTTGCTCTAAATAGGTTCTGCTCATGAGTTTGGTAAATACTCTTTTGTTACGTCTTGAATTTCAAGAAGATCGCAACCTTTGTATGATTTGGCAAAGCCAATCCGCAATTCCGCTTCAGTAGCAAATTGCGTGGTGTTAACCACGCATCTGCCCCACGGGCGTTGGTAGGTGATTCGGTAAATAGGGTTCACAAGCGAGTGCAGCCGTGAGGTGCCCTGCAACCATAGCGGATCCCGCTAAGCTTGGCAAGCCTTCAGCCAAGACCGTGCATCCCATCTCAGTTTTGTTCACGCCGCAGCAGGTGCAGTGGCTGGATCGGCAGCGCGCTGCCGGCCTATCCCGAAGCGCCGTGATCCGCCTTGCGGTTGAAGAAGCCATGCGTCGCGCCAAGGAGTCCAAGTGAGCCTGCAGCAAGAATTGGCCCGCCTGCCCAATGACTGGGGTTATGTCGCAGTTGACGGTCAAAAGCGCCCGTATCAGCCTGCGTGGCAAGACAACCCACTAAATAAGGATGCGCTACTGGCCGAACTGGATGGTGGCCGTGCACGAGCCATTGGCGTCTGTTGCGGCGTGCCATCAGGTGGCTTGCTCTTCCTAGACCATGACGGCAAGTCAGCCAGCACGCTCCTAGCAGAGTGGGATCTGCCGCTGTCATCCTTGCCGCGCAGTTGGGTGGTCAAGTCAGGCCGTGATGGCCGGATGCAGATCATCTACCGCGTACCAGAGCAGTATTGGGACGCCATCGCCACACGCAAATACAAGACCGGCGTCATTGATGACGACGGCAAAGTCGAGCAAGTCGAGCTGCGCTGGAACGGCTGCCAGTCCGTCGTGGCCGGCGCACACCCGCAGACCACTGGCTATTACTGGGTGACAGGGCATGGTCCAGGCGATCGTGACATAGCAGAAGCGCCGCTTGGATTGATTGAGCGGATGCTCAAGCCGCAGCCGCAGCCAGTGCGCGCCGAGCTAGTCCAGCTGCCTGACCCGCAGGGCGACGCGGATCGCGCGCGGTCATACCTCGCTGCATTGGATGCGAGCCGCGCTGATGACTACGACGACTGGCTTGCGGTTGGCATGTCGCTTCACAGCGTCGGTGATGACAGCTTGCTCGATCAATGGGAGCAGTGGTCGGCACAGTCCGCTAAGCACAAACCCAGCGATTGCCAGCGCAAGTGGCGGAGCTTCAAGAAATCCGGCATCACGCTCGGCACCCTTGGTGACATGGCCAAGAAAGACGGCTGGCGTAGTGCCAGTCCGGTACGGCGTGAGGTTGGTGGCCGCACTGCTGACCCGGAGCCGCAGGCTGGTGGCCGTGCGCCAGTTAGTGGTAGCCCGCAAAAACTTGAAGCCGCAGATCTGCTGGAGTACCTGCGTCGCAATGCCGGTGACATCAGGCTCAACATCTTTACCCAGCAGATCGAGGTCGACAACCAAGTGATCGAAGGCGTCGACCGCTTTTACCTCAAGTTGGCAGAGCAGGGCTACAAGGTCGGCAAGGAGCTGGCCATTGATTGCTTGGTCCAAGTGGCAAGCGAGAAGCCGTACGACCCGGTGCGCCTTTACCTGGAGCATTGCGCCGACCACGTTGCGCCGACCTACATCGACCGTCTGGCCACCGCCTACTTGCGCCCGTGTGATGCCGCGCTGCCGGAGCCGACCATCTATGACGAGATGCTCAAGCGCACGTTGATCGGTGCCGTAGCGCGTGCGTTCAATCCTGGCTGCAAGCATGACACCGCCTGCGTATTGATGGGCGATCAAGGCGCCTACAAGTCCAGCTTCTGGGGTTGCCTGGGTGGTCCGTTCTTCTCAGATGCACTCGGTGATATCTCAACAAAAGACGACGTGATGGTGCTCCATCGGTCGTGGATGATGGAGTGGGCGGAGCTGGATCACATCACAGGTAGGCGGCACGCTGGACAGGTAAAAGCCTTTCTTTCGCAGGCCATTGATCTCATGCGTGTGCCATATGGCAAGGAGGTTGAGTCATTCCCAAGGCGTGGCATCATCGTTGGCACAACTAACAAAACCACCGGGTTTCTAGTGGATGAAACCGGCAACCGCCGCTTCTGGGTCATCCCGACCACCAAGACACAGCAGGACCAGATTGATACCGCTTCGCTGATGCTTGAACGTGATGCAATTTGGTCCGCTGTTGTACATGCCTACAGGGCAGGTGAGACCAACCGGCTACCTGTTGAGATGGAAGTACGCGTCACTGAAGAAAACGACAACTACGTGATTGACTCGCCATGGCGTAGTGCCATTGAGGAATACCTTGCCCGCAGGCGCTCTAGTGATGTACTCACGATTGAGGACGTTCTCACTCACGGAATCAAAAAACCACTGGAACGGCAGAACCGATCAGACCAGATGCAGGTGGCTGCGATTCTCAAGGATCTCGGGTTGGTCCGCAAACGAGAAGCGACAGGCAAGAGACGCTGGCACTACGCCCCGTCCTAAGTGGGTGTGGACGGCGAGATCGCAGGCTGTGACTGGGTTTTGAGCCGTCCTATCCCCGCCTGGTCCTACATAGGGTTCAAGAGTTTCCTAATACCCCTCTTCCTCCCCCTCTTTATCCCATTTTATTAAGAGGTTAGGACGGTAGGACGGTAGGACAAGACCAGTTGCCGCAAGGCGTCTCACCGTCTGAACCCGGCAAACTGCGTTAGGACGCCGCTTTCTGCCTATGCTCCGCCTCGATTGGAACCACTGAATGCCCGAAATCAAGCTCAATGTCACCAATGCCGACCTGGCGCGGCTCAATGCGGAAGCAGCGGCGCATGGCATCCCGCGTGCGCACCTGATCCGGCAGCGTGCTTTGGGTGGTGATGGTGTTGCAGGATTGAGCACGGCGGCGTACCATGCGCTGGTGGCGGACGCCTGCGCCTTTATGCGTGGCGACCTCAACCGCCGTCATGTTGAAACTCTCGTCGCATATGTCATCGCTCATTCACATCCCAGCCAAACAGCAACCGGTGATCAATCGGCTGCATGACGCCATGACGCAAGCTGTTGCGTATGCAGCAGCCATTGCCGATAACGCCGTCGATGACGGCGTACCGCTACCCATGGATCTCGTGGATAGCTTCGCCGCTGATTACGAACGCATCATCTCCAGCCTCATCACCGCAGCCACCGTCAAATGAAAGCCGTCACCTGCCAATCTGATCTCGATCACGCGTTGCGCACCATCGCGCCAGCTGTTGGCCATCGCAGCACACACCCGATCCTTGATTGCTGCCTGATCCAATCCGCTGGTGGCGTCATGACCATCACCGGCTTCAACCTCGATCTCGGCATCACCGTCACCATCCCGGCAGCAGTGGAGACCGATGGCGCCGTAGCGCTGCCGTATCGGCTGCTAGCTGGCCTTGTGAGCCGCTTTGATGGTGATGAGGCTCTGACCCTCGCAGACGGCGCCCTGACGGCCTCTGCGGGCTCCTACGGGCTTGCAGCGGCTGATGCGGCGGATTATCCCGCGATGCCGGTTGTAGACGCTGCTACGAGCGAGCTGCATCTGTCCGCCGGTATCCGCGCTTGCATGGCAGCCGCCAGCACCGACGCCAGCAAGCAGATGCTTCAAGGCGTCCACATCGGCAGCGGTCACATGGAAGCCACAGACGGGCATCGCCTGATGCGTTACGCCATTGATCTGCCCGACGGCCTGGACGTGGTACTACCAGCCAGCACCATGCGTCTGCTGCAGGATCGCGTGGTCACCATCGCCATCTCCAAAGGGCAAGCCGTCATCAATGCCGGCGATGGGATCACCATCTACAGCCGCATCCTTGATGGCACATACCCAGATGTGGCTAAACTGCTGCCCACTGAGTTCAAAAGCACCATCACAGCCGATCGTCGCCGCTTGACCCGCGCATTGGAGCGCGTCGCCATCATCGCTGATGCGCACAACTCCATCGTCAAGATCGAGGCAGTAGGCGGTACCATCGCCATCACCGCCGAAGCTGATGCCAACAACGGCAAGGAGCTGCTCAAGGTTGACGGCACCGCCAATGGCGCATGGGCATTCAACGTCCACTACCTGCTAGACGGCATCAAGGCCTTCAAGCCCGCAGAAGCCATCACATTCCACGCCAATACGGCAACCACACCCGTGGTACTGACACCAAGTGGCATGGATGGTGTAACGTATCTGGTAATGCCTGTGCAAATCCGCGCATAAAGAGGTGGCCAAAAAGAGCACCAATGCGGAGATCGACGAACGGGTAAACACCGTTTACGATCTCCTTTTGCGTGCTAACAGCAGGACGCAGATTCTGCGATATGCGGCGGATACATGGGGCTGTGGCGAGCGCACTGCTGAAACTTATATGGCACGCGCTCGCCAACTAATGCAGTTGGATGCTGAGCTAGAACGCCCGCAATGGTTAGCCGCTGCTGTCGCTCGTTTGCAGGATTACGAACGCGAAGCACGCGCAAAAGGGAACCTCAGCATTGCAATCAAAGCTCTAGAGGATCAAGCCAAGTTGCTGCGGTTTGAGATGTCATGAGCCTGATCGCAGGCATCTGCCAACCTGGCAGCTTGCTTGGATTCATGGAGGTTGCTACGCAGGAAGACACAGGTGATCTACTGCAACGCATCCGCGCTGACCTGCACCCTGGGCAGCTTGCGTTTGTGGATGATGCCACCACAGAGATTATTGGCATCAGCGCTGGATACGGCGCCGGCAAGACACGTGCGCTGTGCGCTAAGGCTGTGATGCTGGCCGCGGCCAATCAAGGCTTTATCGGCGCAGTAATGGAGCCGACTGGGCCACTAATCCGCGACATTTGGCAGAACGACTTCGAGCAGTTTCTAGAGGCATATGACATCCCGTACACCTTCAGGGCATCGCCGCTGCCGGAGTACATGCTGCACCTGCCTGGCGGTGACACCAAGATCCTGTGCCGCAGTTTTGAAAACTGGTCACGCATCATCGGCTTGAACCTTGCGTGGGTGCTTGCCGATGAGATCGACACCGTGACCCCATCCATCGCTAACAAGGCATTTCCAAAGATCCTTGGCCGCTTGCGTGCTGGCAATGTCCGCCAGTTCGGTGCAGCTAGCACACCCGAGGGTTTTCGCTGGATGTGGAACACATTCGGCAGCGAGGACGCCAAAGGGCGCGAAGACCGCAAGCTGATCAAGATGCGGTCGGCAGACAACCCGCACTTGCCGCCGGACTTCATCGAGCGACTGCAGGCCAACTATGACCCAAGCCTGCTGCGGGCGTACCTCGATGGTGAGTTCGTCAACCTCACCACGGGCACCATCTACGACCGCTTCAGCCGCGAGAAGCATGTGGTCACCGAGCTGCCGGACCTAGACCGTGAACCGCTGCGCATTGGCGTTGATTTCAACGTTGGCAACATGTCTGCCGTGATTGGCGTCCGCACTGGCAGCAGCTTGCTAGTGATTGATGAGATCAGCGGCGCCCATGACACTGACGCATTGGCGCAGGAGATTCAAGCGCGTTACCCGCAGCGGCGTATCTACATCTACCCGGATGCCAGCGGCGGCAACCGCAGCACTAACGCAAGCCAAACGGACATCCAGATCTTGGAGTCCTACGGCATGTCCAACCAGTCACCACGGGCAAATCCTCCCGTCCGTGATCGCGTGGCTGCTGTTCAAGCTTTGCTGGAGAACGGCAAGGGTCAGGTCCGGCTCACCATCCACCAACGCTGCAAGCGGTTGATCGAGTGTCTAGAGCTGCAGTGCTACACCGATAAAGGTGACCCAGACAAGGATGCCGGGCATGATCACATGAATGATGCGCTGGGTTACCTGGTGTGGCGCGAGTTCAATCCACTGCACGCCGGGGCTGGGCGATCCACGGGCATCCGACTCTATTAAGCATGGTTGCCAAGGGCTGCCGATGGTGTACAATATGCGGACACCAAACCGAGAGACATGGGCTACACCGCAATCTGCACCGACGACAGCATCACCACTTGCCAGTGCTGCGGCCGCACCGACCTCAAGGCCACTGTGCTGATGCAGTCTGATCTGGGTGAGCTTGTGTACTTCGGTCGCACTTGCGCCGCGCGCAACACCGGCAAGACCAGCCAGCAGATCACCAAGGAGATTCGCGCTGAGCGCGACGCTGCTCACGGACGCGCCAGCAACCAATTGATGGAGCTGCGCCGCGCTGGCACCAAGCTCACCCGCGAGATCATCCGTGAAGTGGCGGCCAGCTTCCGTGCTGATGCAGCTTTGCTGATCCAGCAATGGGCATGACATGCGCCGACTGCAGCGGTCCAATTGGCCAAGACAAAGGGCCGATTGACGGATGGCAACTTGAAGACGGCAGAACTGTATGCCATCAATGTTGCGTTAGGGATACTCAAAAGCTTGTAGCGCTGGTATGCTCCACCAGTCCAACCATTAACACTACCCATGCTCAAGGGTGCTGAACTACTTGCCAAGGTCAAAGAACTGGGCGATGCGCCTAAGTCCGAACTAGTGCGTGCCTGCGGTTATGTGATCAAGGATCGAGTGGCATTCACGCAGTTCTACGAAGCGCTGCTGGAAGCTAAAGGCGTTGACCTCGGCGCAAAGACTGCAAAGCGTGGCCGCGGCTTGACCTACAAGGCCAAGGTGCAATTCAACGGCAAGCTGCAGATTGGTGACAGCTACATCCGCGAGATGGGTTTTGAGCCCGGCGCTGAGTTTGACATCAAACTTGGCCGCAACAGCATCACGCTGACTGCTGCGTAAACTGCACCTATGACTGCGGCGCTGTAATGTTCACCGGCTATAACGCATACGACCGGCCGATTGCGCAGCGCCGCGTTACTCGCGTGCAGGATGCCAATACGGCATGGTACGCACAAGAGCCGCATTGGATCCTGATTGAAGATCTGATGCAAGGCACCT